GTTGAAGAATGTACGAATGGCAGCATTAAGCGTCAACACGGCGTTCAAGGCAATGGCCTTGATATTGACGGCGGGGGCATTTAGTCGAGTTGTTACAGGTGCAATAAATCAGGCTGACGCATTTGGAAAACTAAGCAGGCAAACAGGAATTGCAGCCGATAGTTTACAAGCCTATGTAAACGCCGGAAAATTAGCAGGGGTTGAACAATCAACAATCGAAAAGGGTTTAAGACGTTTAGCACAATCACAAAGAGAAGCCGATCAAGGCATTAAAACTTATTCAGAAAGTTATGAAGCATTGGGCATAAGCGTTAGAGATTCAGACGGAAATTTAAAAAGTTCTGAGGTTCTCTTAGGCGATATTGCTGACCGTTTTTCAAATATGCCTAATGGAGCAACAAAGGCGGCGCTAGCAATGGAAATATTTGGTCGATCAGGGGCGCAATTAATACCTTTATTAAATGCAGGTCGAGAAGAACTAGAAAAATGGAACTATGAAACGAGCGAAGGGTTTGCGGCAAATGCGGAATATTTCAATGACCAATTAACAATGTTGAGTTTTGGATTTGATGGTTTTAGAAAACAATTAGCTGACGCATTATTACCAGCATTAAATTCAGTATTAGAAGTTTTTAGAAAGCTTTTTGAAAGTGGGAATGATTGGGAGGGATTCTTTAAAGTTGTTGGTTTTGGTTTTAGGTCTATTGCCTTTGCAGTGATGTCAACAATTGTTGCAGTAGAGGAATTAATTCATTTGATCGGAGCGATTGGCAAAAGAGCACAAAAGATGTTTGGCATGGATACAGAAGGGATGAATGAATCAGCCGAAAAATATAGAGAGGGCGTTGCAGAAAGATGGAAAAGAAATCAAGAAGCTTTTAAGGGTATTACCAGGGGAGAATCAGAGGCGGGTGATGCTTATGGTTTTAATAAAGGAACAGAAGAGGCGAAAGAATTAGGAACACAATTAGCAAAGACTTTTGGCGCTCAAATGCAAGCAAAAATAACAAGCTTTAAAGATTCAATTAAGTCCGTTGGTGAATCAATGGCTGATGTAGTGATTAAAGGAATAAAAGGGATGGAAGACGCATTAGTTAATTTTGTAATGACGGGCAAATTGGCGTTTAAGGATTTAGCAAATAGCATTATTAAAGACATGATTCGTATCGCAATACAGCAAACAATCACCGCGCCGTTTAGTGATTTTATTGGTGGAATGTTTAGCGGTGGAAAAAATACAGGCCCAAGTATTCAACCAGCTCCAAAGCTAAAGAGAGCGATGGGCGGCCCTGTCAGCGCAGGACAAAGTTACTATGTAGGAGAAAGAGGAATGGAAATATTCACACCACGATCTAGCGGTCACATAACCCCGAATCATAAATTAGGCGGCAGCACCTCAGTCGTTGTAAATGTAGATGCAAAAGGTGGGTCACAAGTAGAAGGAAACGAAATGCAAGCGGCGGCTTTAGGTCGTGCAATAAGCGCAGCAGTTACAAGAGAAATTGGTATTCAAAAACGGCCCGGCGGTTTATTAGCGACCTAATGGCAAACTTTCCTGCTATCTCTCCTGACTATGGAGCAAGCCAACAAAGCCAACCCAAGACAAGGGTTTCGCAGATGGGCGACGGCTATGAAATAAGAGTGAACGTTGGTTTAAATCAAAATCCAAAAGAATGGAATTTGCAATTCAATAACATCACTACAACTGATGCGAATACAATTACTGATTTTTTAGATAACAGGGCAGTCGATGGTGCTAGCTTTTCTTGGACACCTCCCGACTCTTCAACGTCTTACAAATGGGTTTGTAATCAATGGTCTAGGTCGATACCGAGCGAGAATAGGGCTAATATATCAACAACATTTAGACAAGTTTTTGAAGCATGAGCACAATAGTAACTAGGGCAGGAAAAGGCTCACCATTAACTCATACAGAAGTTGATGCTAATTTTACAAATTTAAACACCGACAAAGCTGGCTATATAACCGGTGAAGGTGGAACAGTAACGCAAGCTACTTCAAAATCGACTGCGGTTACGCTAAATAAAAAATGTGGAACAGTCACACTAAATAATGCTGCTTTAGCGGCTGATGCGATTGTTTCCTTTACTCTTACAAACTCAACAATTGCGGCTACTGATGTTGTTGTTTTAAATCACTCTTCGGCTGGTACGGCTGGATCTTATGCTTTAAACGCACAAGCGGCAGCGGGTTCGGCATCAATCAATGTGACTAATATTTCAGCAGGATCATTAAGCGAAGCAATAGTTATCCGTTTTGCTGTTGTTAAAGCTGTAACTGCATAAATCAATGCTCTATTGCGTTGTTAATTATTGGGTTGCTGACTACGCAGAAGGCGAAGGTGGTTTTAACTTACAAAAAACCTTACAAAACGCTGACGCGAAAACAACAGTTGAATTATTTGATTTTGAACTTAATACGGCGCAGCATGGAGCAACGACAATCTACAGATTTACGAATACAAAAAACGAATTAGGAAATGACATCGTTTGGCAAGGTAACACTTATACAGCAATACCTATAAAAGCCGAAGGATATGAAGCAACAGGTCAGGGGACTTTACCTCGCCCAAGTATCTCTGTTTCTAATTTACTTGGTACGTTTACAACGATTATTGCTTTATTACCTGATGGATTAGAAGGCTGCAAAGTAACCAGAACTAGAACTTTATCAATGTTTTTAGATGCTGTTAACTTTACTGGTGGTTCAAATAGTGATGCCGATCCAACAAGTTATTTCAAACCAAGAGATATATATTTTATAGATCGAAAATCAATTGAAAATAGAGATGTTATTTCCTACGAAATGTGTAGTGCATTCGATTTAGCTGGCGTAAGATTACCAAAAAGGCAAATACTACCTGATGAGTTCCCCGGAGTCGGCACGTTCAGTTATTGATTGGAAAGATAAAGCATTAGAACACGCGAAAGAACAAGACCCGAAAGAAGCTTGTGGTCTTTTGTTATTAGTTAAGGGAAAGAAAAAATATTGGCCTTGTAAAAATGTTGCGAAATATCCTGAACAGATGTTTCAGATTGCTGCAATTGATTATGCAAAAGCAGAAGAAAGAGGAGAGATTCTAGCAATTGTTCATAGCCATCCTATCTCTGCCCCTGAACCTTCTGAAGCAGACAAAGTTGCTGCTAGTAAAGGAAAAATTCCTTGGTATATTGTGAACCCACGCATGGAAAAATGGCGTGTATATAATCCGTCTGGCGTTTATATTTCACCCTTGTTATCAAGGACTTGGGTTTGGGCTGTTCAAGATTGTTGGACTCTCGCACGTGATTGGTATAAACAAGAAGGATTAAAGTTAAGAGATTGGGATAGACCAGATGACCCAGAACAATTTATAAAAGCTCCTATGTTTGATGGAGCGTATGAAGCAACAGGATTTAGGTTGTTGAAAGATGAGAAATTGATGAAGGGTGATTTGTTATTAATGTCGATCGGATCACCTGGATTAAATCATTGTGCGGTGTATTTAGGGGATGGAAATATATTGCATCATCTTCAGAATCGCTTGAGTTGTAGAGATTGTTATGGGGATTGGCTACAATCATGCACAGGTAAGAAATTAAGGCATGAGGAAAGTAAAACTATATGGGGAATTGGCTGAATTTACAGGCAAAAAAGAGATTATTGCGGATATAGCTGATGTTGCAGAAAGCGTAAGGATGTTAGTGGCTAATTTTGCAGGACTAGAGAATCACATGGCAAATAATCAATACGTCGTAACAGTAGGGAATACGGCAATAGGACTTGATGAAATACATGATCCAATAGGGAAGCAAGAAATATTAATTACACCTGTTATTGCTGGTGCTGGAGGTAATACAGGAAAAATACTTTTAGGCGCGGCTTTGATTGGGCTTTCTTTTGTAACCTTCGGAACTTCAGCGGCTTTCGCTGGAGGGTCTTTGTCTGGTCTGGGGACCACTGCGGGAATGTTTGGAACAGCTTGGGGATCTAAAGCGTTGTTTGGTCTAGGTGCAGCATTAGTTCTAGGTGGTATATCAGGAATGCTTACCCCTACTCCTAAAACACCTGAACAAACAGAAGACCCAAGAGAATCATTTAACTTTAGTGGCATCACAAATACTAGCGCTGCGGGCGTTCCTGTTCCCATTGTTTTAGGACGTACAATTACAGGAAGCGTTGTTGTCAGCGCAGGTATTGATACCGTTCAGG